AGCATATCTGAATTAATCGTAAGCCTAGATACTTCACCGTAACGCTTGTCGTAGGTTATTACTTTAGCATCACGACCAGTTAACCATCCACCACGCGCTGAATACGCATCAGCAGGTGCTAGTGTACGATGCTGTTCCACGATCATAAGATTATTTTCTTTAACGTCTATGTGGTGCAAATGACCTGTATGGGCATAGGCATACTTAGTGCGACCAAACATCTCACGGAACTGACCAGCAAATACCTCGCTTACGTTATGCACCCTACGCTTGTGTCCATGATGAAAGAACAAAGCAGTCTTACCAAACTCAAACGCATTATATGGATTAGGTGATGTGTCTACTGTTACTCTTGGCTCATTCTCATACATAACGCTAAACCATTCACGCAACCAAATCTGACTAACTGGGTCGTGGTTAGCATCAGCCATTATGATGTGTAGCTTTTGGTGTTTCTGTAGCAGCATATCAATTACTGTACGCAATACACGTATAGATGACCGAACTAGTTTTGAGAATCGTGAGTCTACGTCTAGCAAATGTTTAGATGCCGGTGTTACTGCATCCATCCCATCAAAGTGTAGGAAGTCTGATAGCTGGGCAAACACGGCTTGATTAGCATTAGGTGATTGCTGTATTGCTTGAGCAAACCACTTAATAATCAAAGCCTCAGCAATTTTTACGTCCCAATTCTCACCACACTCTTCATCCCAAGCTAACATACCCATGTGGTAATCGGTAATAACGTAGCAGTTAAGCAAGTTATCGTTGCCTAACGCTGGTGGTTCTGTCATTGAGATGCGAGGTATTTCTTCTTTCATTGCCTCAACAGCTTGAAGCATAAGCTCCTGCATCTTATTGTCATCAATACGGCTCTTAACCCATTGCCCACTAGCTTTGCCTTCAGCATTGTAATAAGTAGACACACCACGAACTATAAACGGTTCTGGCGCTACTCTAGTCATGTCATGGCTTGGTGAATAACCGGCTAGTGCTGCTTTAGCCTTTAAACTTCTAACAGATACATCAACTACGGTAGCAGTTACACCAAAGAATTTGGCTGCTGCACGATTAGAGCCTAGCTCACAAGATTTACTATAATATTGCCATTGTTTATCGGTAGCAAACTGAGCAAGCCTATCGTCTATTGGAGTTACCATAAATATCCTTATGTTTTTGTTTATTATATACATATTTAGAATAGTATGTAGATATAATTATACCAACCACAATACCTAGTATAAAAGCCTCTTTGTAACACAAGATGTAGTCTAACGTGTACATTTAAACACTAGTCCCAAGGTAAGTTGCCTTAACACCACTACTAAACTCAACTTCTACAGCGCAGTCTTGACCTTTAGTTCCATGCATTAGTTTGTATAGCCCAAATCCCATAGAAACAATGCAAATAAGTAGTAATGTTGCTATAACTACTGTGGCTCTGTCTACGCTTGAATCTTTCTTGCAGTTGCAGTTACGACCTTGATTACAGTTTTGATTGCACGGCATATTAATCTCCTATATAACGCATTACGTTAAACATCATCATAATGCAGACCTTCATTCCCATTTTGACCAATCGTGTCTGCACGGTCTTCATCCCAGTTAAGCTGGCAACCAGTAAAAGCGCATTCTTTTGTATTGCTTAAAGTCTTTCCACACACATTACAGATTGGGTCTTTGTTACGAAATATACGGTCAAATCCTTCATCAAACTTTTCTTTTTGTTCTTTGCTGCCAATTTTAGATACTAGGCTATCTCCAGTTACAGGATTGCTAGACATAGGTAAACTCCTTTTTAAATAGCATTTAATGCTTCGCCATATTTAGCATGCCATTGGCGATGATGTTCAGCACATAACCATCTTACATTTAATGGTTTATCATAATCATCATGATGTGCGTGTGTTTTTTCTTTACCACATATTTCACATGGCTCTTTAAATAACTTTTTACTTTTTATTGCGTAATTAACAAGGTTATGAGCTTTATATTTTTTAGGATATTTAGACCTGTAATCTTGTAAATCTTTTAATGTGCGCCTACAACCTCTAGCTCTATCATAAGCCCTAACTCTTTCAATATTGTCTTGTCTATTTTTTAAAGAATCTGCTCTTGCACAGACTTTACATTTATTTAAATATCCATCAAACATTCCAGCATGAACATAATATAAATCATACGTCTTATATTCATTGCATTTAGAACATACTTTGCCTTCATTATTTTCGTACATGGCTTACACTCCTTAAAAAGAATATAAGCCATTATACACCATTTTAATTAAAAAGGGATACTATCTGATTCTACGCTATCCATTGGGTCAATAACTTTAGCAGGTTTAGCTGCACCGGCTTCAGATTTTCCACCAAGCAAAGTTACGTCATTCACACGGCACTCTAGGCTTGATTTCTCTGAGCCATCCTTGGCTTTGTATTGCCTCTGGCTAATCTCGCCTGTAATGCCTATTTGTGTGCCTTTTAGAAGCATTGGCGCAAGTATTTCTGCACGTTTACCCCATAGGTTGCAGTTTAACCATGTGGTTGTAGCTTTGTCACCGTAACCGGCAGTAAGCGATAGCGAAAAGTTGCAGATTGCATCTTGGTTTGCTGTGTAACTTAATTTTGCGTCTTGTCCTAAGCGACCTGTTGCTGCTAATAAATTCATTTTAGTTCCTTTAGTTTAGTTGTTAAATCTGACACTTCTGTTAAAAACAATTTTACTGCATTTTGCACTTCATCTATGTACTCTGAATCTCTTTCTACACGTACTACAAACAATGCTAGGTTATCACCTACTGTTGGACAGTAGCTAACAAAGTCACACCACTTAGCACCGGTACAAGCCATCTGCCATTGCATCTGCGGTATGTACTTGCTAGGAGCTTTGCCGGACAGTAGCGTATCTACGTGGTTGGCTGCCGTAGGGCATTTAATCTCTACTAGACCATCAAGACCTACAAGACCATCTGGACTAGCACCAGACATCTCAATGCTTGGGTGGTCAATAAAGCCTACCTCGGTTACCGTGACACCTTGCTTAAACTCGTACGCTGCTCTGGCTAGTGGCTCTAGTTCAATGCCACGCTCCATGTGTGAGTTAGTAAAGCCTTCATCACGTTGACCTGTTAGACGCTGACATACTAGCTCCATGCGGTAGTTCTTACGGCTGGCAGACTCACCTGTCTTAATAGTGGCTAACACATCTGCAACACGGCTAGCTGTTACCTTGCCAATTCGTGCGTCAAACCATTCTTGTGAACCTTGGATTATATTAGTCATCATCAACCTCTAATTTAATTTTGCCTATGTATGTATCAGATTTATTTTTGCCTGTATGCATTCTTAAAAAAGTATTAGCTGAAGCATCAATAAAAGCATACAAATACTGTGGCTCTTTAGGCTGTGGTTTAATGCGGTATTCATAACCAGCTTCTGTATCAAATACTGAGCTTTCACATTTAGTCCAGCACATTTTTCTACTATTGTTTTTATATTCAATCTCAGCACCATCAGCCCATGCTTTAATCTCTTTGTGCCATTTATGTTGCATTATCTAATCCTCGGCATTGGTTTTGAAAGTAGCCACTTGTGACCTAAATCTTTTAAAGCCTTGGCAACTTTAGCATCACGGTCTGTCATCTCTTTTTGGCTAGGTGGCTTTAAGCCGTATAGTGATTTGATAATCATGCTGCCTCCATAATTGATTTATGTTCGGTGGCTGCTGACCTAAGTATTGGTAGATAACTTGCATCAGATTTAGTCTGTAGTGCAACAGCATTATATATTGATGTCAATTCTGCCATTGTTTTAGCTTCACGAATTTTAGCAATATAAACAGCTACTGGCTCAAGTTCTACAGAAGGAATATCCTCGCCAGCATAAATGTACAATCCAAGACCGTGTAGTGCAATTGCCTTAACTAGGCATCGCTGTATTGATGTGTTGATTTGGAATGCATTTGGTGCTGGGATTGTTTTGTTGTTGTTATCTAGCACCGGATGAATCTGACTTAATGTAATGCCATCTACCGTAACAGCTACCTCAACAAAGTAGCCACATTCTGTTTTGCAGAACGGTAAGCCATCTGTCTTAATAACTTCCCACGTAGCTGTTGGTGATGCTTTGCGTAACTCTGCCACAGCCCAAGCCCATGACAAGTAAGTAAACTGACCCTTCTTCTCTACGTGCTGGTTTACATCTATACCGCTTAGTGCTTTAAATACTGACATTATTATCTCCTCGTAATTCGTTTAATTCTTTATTGGCACAATCTAGTAGGTACTCTAAGTATTCTTCTAAATCAATAAAATCTGTATCTTGGCGATTGTCTTCCATTTAAGCCACCAACAAAGCGTATGTTATTGCTAACATTATTACAGACAAAACAAAACAAACTCCTTCTACTACTGGAAGCCAGTTGAACTTTGGCTTGTAATTTTTGTAATCAGTCATCTTTATTCTCCTGTTCACGTTTAGCTAATCTTGCTTCTAGTTCTTCAAAGTCTTTACGCATTGCTTGGATTTGGGTGATGATTAAATCAAGGATGTCATCACGTAGGTTATCTGCTGAGTTATCTGGTAGCATAACGAGCCTCCCTTGTTTCACGGTCGCATTTAGCTTTAAACAAGCAAACAGATGCCTCTATTTCAGCAACTCGTGTGTATACCTTGTCAACCATTTGATATTGGTTAAGTAAGGCACAAGCTAATTTGTAGGAATTGTAGGTATAGTTGACAACTTTACCGTTTTCTAGGATGTCCCATCTTTGTTTTGGGAATTTTGTAGATTTGATTGTGTACATTTTTAT